CTGCTCCTCGGTCATAGGTTTGCGTTTGCGACGAGGTTTAGGTGGTACGATACCCAACTTGTCGCGGATACGTTGCTTCTCCTCTTCGCGTTTACTCACCACCTGACCTCACTACACCATTGTATTCTGTGACAGTTTCGAGGTTGAATGACCTCCATCCTTTCACATCGGTGTCCCAACATACGATCAGACTTGATTCGTTCGAAGGGTTAGGGTTGCTTTCTTTGATCTGCTCAGTTTCGATGAGTCGCGTAACAAGTGTTGCGTTCATCTCGCGGATCTCACCATCTTTCTTGGTGAATGTTAGGTTTACCACTCCCCGATACATTTGCTTCAGAATGAAGAATCGATCAGGGATCTTATTCGACTTCTTTGGTGCTCTTGGCATTGGTTACTCCACTTACCTCATATTTATAACACTATTATACAGGTCCAGAATGGGATCACAAGCCCTAGTGGACAGATACTGAAACATTCTTGGGAACCTCTAGTTTGAGGTTATCGTGCTTATGATGCAGGATAAAGTGGATGTCCCGGAACTCATTGAATATATTAGTCCAGATAGGTCTCCAGACATCGAGGAGTCGATAGTTATTATTCTTGCCTCGATCGGAGGGTAGGACGAGGTCAGTGGTAGAACGCATATTGTGGTCAAACATCGAGTCGAATCCGAAGAGGTGGATCTCATCCGGTTGGTGTCTTCGTGCCGAGTAATGTGTTGCCATGTGACCGCAGTTGAAGTTTGTTGTTGCCTGTGCCTGCTTGGGACCAGCATACTTCGGGACATCGGTATAGAACTCGCGGATGTGACCTGCGTGTTTGATGTAGAACGAAGGGTTCTTGTCCATATGAATCTTGGGTCGGTTACCACATACCCACGGATACATATCAAGGTTGACTGAACCTTCCTGTAGTGCTCTCATCATCTTGAAGTCAACTAGACAGCAAGCATACAGATTAGTGACTGACACAGCAGGTTGGTTACAGGCAATCAACTTGCCGTCCTGACCATTGCGAGTCGATTGTGGCATGAGTTGCGCGGAATCGCCATTACCGAGGATGAACAACTTCTTCACTGCATTTGTCTCCGTATTTCTTCATTCCCTTTTTGACCAGTCCAATGCATAACAATTGGGTTACTTGGCACACGTTCTTGTGAGACGTCTATCCTAAGAACATTGAACTTGTGTGGTGCCTCTACGATATGCATTGGTCTGTTCATGTGACTTTCGTTGAGTATCGAATACATCGCTTCTTGATCACCTCGATGTTTACCGGCGTCTTTCACTTCTTTCAACCAACGATCCAGTATCGCAGGTCGACCTTCAAATGCTATAACTCCAGTATTATACCACGGACCGACATCACTCTGGGGTGTCCAAGGTGAACCGTGAGTAGTCCAAGGATGATCAACAACCATTGTAAGTTTATTATTCTCAACGTACCGGAAGATGTTTCCGATATCACCGAGAACCTGACAGTCTGTGTCCAACCAGCAGAACGAACCTGAGAACTTTGCCTTCATTAGGTGCATTGCTTCTATCTTCGAGAACCATCCCTTCCGTTCGACCGAGAATACATGGTCTGCCTTCTTGTCAGCATATTCTCTCATCTTGACGGTCATCCCGAAGTCGACAATAACCAAATCAGACTCACAATGTCGGTTGAAGTTTTCAACGAACCACGGAAGTTGCCATTCGGTGTTCTTATCACAACCCGTCATAATATATTGGTTGATCATAGTATCTTGAAGTCCTCGTTGTACCCGTGCTTCGCCACACATCCTTCCACCTTCTGGATAGTGGTGAAACTATCCTTAACCACTACGGGCCATGGATAATATTCCTCAACGAAATCGAACAACTCATTCCTAAGGAATAGGTCGGTCGGTCCAGCGTGTTGCTCAGCGACCTCACACAGAACCTTCGCCGCAGTGGGTTTCACCATATATGCGTGTGCGCCTGGAAGATACTGTTTGGAAACTAATTTATTAACGCCAATATTAGAAGGAGTGTTGAAACTTCCATAACTGGGTGCGCCAAGTGATAGCACGCCCTTATAAGAAGCAACTGGAACTGCGTCGACAAAGATTGCATCGTGTTCAAGAATAAGTACCTCTTCTTTATTTTCGATTGACCATTTCCATAATGACATATGGGAAAGGAATGCGGCAACACAGTTCTCTATGCGGGAAAATCTTTCGACGAAGTTGCCTACTGGGATACCCCACTCACTAGCGATTTTCATGGGATCGTCTTTCGGAGTGTATCCTTTGTGGATACTTACCGTCTGACCCATCGATCTAGCACTGGCAACACACTTCTGTGCTGCCTCCTGTGATTCAGGCATGTCAATTGCGATGACAAATGCTTTCATTGTGTTGTGCTCGAAACATTGGTTTGTGTGTTAGTGTAGTAGGGATTAGTGACCTTGAGCAAACTAGGGAATAGTTGCTTACACATGATCGCGTCGTTTGGCCAGAGACCAATCTCTTCGATCTTCTCGATCAGTCTTCCTGCTGCGTGTGGTTTAATTATGTAGGCAGAGTTACCAGCGAGTCCCATAGGAAGGGGCAACTCACCTTCGAAATCAATAGTAGGTATGTCATGGACACCCTTCCCACTGGCATCGACTGCTGCGTGGAATCGTTGTGCCTTGCGAGTGTTACCGCGAGGGTCGTTCAGTCCTAGGACACCCCACTTCTTGTGGATGTACTTGTCGGGATCGAACTTCTTAACGAATGTCGCGTCGTGCTCTAGGACAACGGCACACTCGTTCTCTGTATGAATCTTGTGCCACAGTCTAGCATGACTCACAGCACAGGCACGGACTCGCATCTGGTCTGCTGCTTTGTATGACTTCTTGAATAGGTTGGTATTGAAATCCATATGATCTTCTTCGGGGGATGACGACCAAGTCCAAGGGACTGTCTTCCCAAAGGTTTCGCGTATGTGATCTCCCAGTGTTTCCGGTGTAGTCGCAGGGAAGATTTCTATTTCGAGTTGCGATCCAGTATCTAGGATGCTTTGCTCGACATTCTCTGCGAGTTGTTCTGATGCTTTGTTGCCCATCAGAGTGATAACATATGCTTTCATAGTAGTTTCTTAAGTGTCTCCGGTTTGAGTTCTTCAAGGGCACTTCCAACCTGCCCCTTCCTTGTCTTGTAGAAATTGTTTTTCTTGTGAGCGGGGATAACTTGCATGTCTTCTTTGTTCTCCCTCTCAAGTTTACTTAGGTTATCAAAATCACAGAACTCAATTGCCCTTCGTAGTGTACCAATATCGACATCACTGTCACCGTAGATTAGGTGAGCAAACGGTAGGACTGTCTCGAGTGGGGAATCCTGCATATCCTCATAGGCAAACTGGTAGTCGAAATCATAGTTCTCGATTTCACCGTAGAACCTATCGATCAGTGGTTTGTATTCGAGGACGAAGTCGTCGATCGATCCTTTGGCACCACCACGAAACTTGCGGACCTTCTCGTCGTGGTAAAAAGAAACGAGTGTATCGGGTTTGTCTCGGGTCAGCAAAACGTACTGCGCTGAGTCAACCTCTTTCACCTGTTTGATTTTCTTCTGTTCGCTACCACCGTATCCGAGGTGTGTCCTGATGACTTTATCACCCTGCTTTACTTTAGATCCGGAGAAGGATTCATACTTCTCGAATATCTTATGGATCCATGTCCTACCCGACTTGGGGTAGGAGATGAAAACTATCTTAGACATTCAGAGTGTTCTCCATCACGGTGTAACCCACGTTGGTGGTATTGTGCTCTTTGATTTCCCAAGGATTGATCCTAGAGCAGTAGTCTTTCACAACTCGGAACAGAGCATCGTTCGCGAAACCGTGTAGAATCGAAGTATCGTGTAGAACCACATACTTGCGGGTATAGGGGAGGTGCAGGTTTAGTTCTTTGATCAGATGGTTCGCGTTGTGCAAACTATCGATAAGTAGCAGGTCGGTCGGACCAGCGGACTTGGGTTCAGTTGAACTCATCTGCTTTACTTTGAGGTCGATGTCATTCTCTTCGCAGTATGCTCGGAACACTGACTCGAATGGTTGCCATCGGTGTAAGTCAACATCGATTGCTGTTGCACTCTTGGGGTTAGTGAGGCATGCTGCTGCGAGTGATGCCCCCTGATGGGTACCGAGTTCACGATAGGAGTTACAATCTTTCATGAGTTTCTGCATAGCATCATGCTGATGGCAGTACTCCGAACCATGTGCCTCCTCGTGTTGCTCTCGTATACTAGCATACCATTCTGGTAGTGTCTTACAATGATCTAGGGTAGCATTAATCACTCGGGTCACCTTTACACAATTCAATGATAACACTGACGAGTCCTGCGGCAATTGCGACACCAGCGATTCCCATAATGACAACCATACCGACACGGAATATCATTTCAGTTTCCACGGTTTATGTCCTTCATTAATTGATCGACGTTCTCACCCCGATCAGGTAGTTTATCTTTGAGGAAGAAGTGAACGAAATTTGCTTCGGGGATGTGTTCATCCTTCACACCTTTATAGAGTGCGTTCCACTTCCAACTCATGTCTTTTACTTTTATTGCTTCTTTCTTGACCCACCAGTTGAGCAGGGTCTGGTCGGTGCTCCATTTCCAAGCACCTTCGCCGTCAACAAACCTTTTGAACTCAGGTCTGTCGAGGAATTGACGGGCATTCTGCCCTTTGAAGTAGGGGACGATTGATTTGTTCATCACCATCAAACCCATGTTGTAGAACTTCGCACCCCAATCTCGCCAGTCCCAATCTACTCCGGCGAGACCACTGTATTGCATGCGGGAGTAGTTGCGAATCTTCATGGCATACTCACCACTGATGGGCATTTCCCTTTCTACAACAGCGCCAAAGTCATAATCACTCCCCAGATCGTCGAAGATATTAGGAGCATCAGGACGAATGTAGATGTCGGCATCGATGATTGCGATCTGGTCGTAACCTTTCTGGAAGTAGTCGAACGCATTTTCTTTCTCATAGATAGGAAGGTATCCGAAACGCCCGTAGGATTCTGGACTACGGTTTGTGGTGAAGACGTCGGGTTTGATTCGCAGGATAGGTGTGGTCTGTACGACATGGTCAATGCCGTACTTCTCACAGTAGTCCCTCGCTGATTCAGTACATTTCTTGTACAGATTTGAGGGTGTTCCTACTGATACTTGATATATTAATCTTTTCATAACAAACAATTATACAGTTCAAGAATGGGATGACAAGCCCTAGATTCCAACAACCTCGAGTCTAGACATCAGTCGGTTTGCTCGGTTGCCAACCTGCTTGTACCAAAGGGAATCTCGTCCCTCAATTGAGGCAGTCTTCCAATCACCCGCTTCGATCGCAGCATTCATTTTCTTGAACTTTGTGAGTCGGGGTCGACCCATATTGAATAGCATGTTGACTAGGATCTCTTGGACTTCATCAGGTAGGTAGAACCATGCGGCGCCATAAAGAATTTGGCATTCTGAGATTGAAGTGTTAAGATCGACATTGAATAACTCAAATGCTCTTTCTACTGAGATAGGTGTTCCAACTTCCTTGCCGTACTCATAGTCACCTTCAACAATGAAGTGACCGACTCCGCATGTAGGATAATCAAGGTGATCAAGGTAGACTTCGTAGACTACTCCTTCATCGATCTTGAGTTGCTCAAATACTCTTTCTCTACTTCTAGGTGTCATTGATTAGTCCTCGGTGTGGTACAGATATTTATACTTTGATAGTATCAGTTGAACCTGAACCTTTCTTGATACTCTTTGCCAAATCCCGCCAACTATCAGGAGTCTTACTGAAGACATCCCCTACTTCTGATACATGATGTGGAACAGAAAGAACCTGCTCCCACTTACCTGTAGCAATTAGTTCTTGCATATCAGAAATACTAATGAAGTGTTCAACAACTTCACCAGTATCGATATTCTTTAGATCATACAGTGGCATTAGTATTCACCCGTCTCAGTGTACAGCTCTTATTATACAGGCCCAGAATGACCTGTAAAGCGTTATTTGAAATTTATTTATCGAATTAAATTAGGAACCGCATCATTCAATAATTTCTTAGTGAGAGTGCTTCCTCGTGGGAGTCGACGGTCAGTCATGTCCGCGATAATCACAGCATCTTCTGGGTGGATACCTTCCAACAACTGTATCCACATACTTTCGCGTTTCACAGGATTGATGTCATCACGACCAGCACCCTTCACGAAGTATGGCAACCGCATATGTTCTTTATTCCAAGAAGTGGGGTGTGCCTCACTCGAAGGAGTGAATGGGGGTCGACCTTCTGGTAGGTTGAACTCGATTTTCTTATCGAAGATACAACGAACATAGTCGTTGAATGCGGGGTAGTGCCTGACGATACCTTGGATGGTGGCGATCTTTTCTTCGCGAGTATCCAATACGTCGATAGATGATAATAGTTCGTATAACTGCTTCGAACGTTTGCCTTTCTGTTGTTCAGTAATCATATCCTAGTTCCTTTCTCAATCGCTTGCTAATGTGTTTCTGATGGATTCTACAGTTTAGAATTCCGTTCAAGTACTTAGGGTCAAATAAAACTCCATGATTTATCTGCTCCACCGTTTCTAGATATGAGAGATCACCCTTTGAGTAACCGAAGCGAATGATCTCCCTCTCGTACCTCTCTGTATCTCCCTGTGCAACATTCTCTTTGATCAGTGCGTTACTACTGTAGTATGAACGCCAATCGCTCTCAACGACTGTTTTGACCCGCCGTTTGCGCGATTTGGTTATAGGGAGTGTCTTGGGTTTGCGTAGTCGCTTCTGCCCAATGTATTGGTGACCCTTTTCTGTGTCTGTTATTTTATATATGAATCCCACATACTCAGGGTCTAGATCTTCATATTCAGGTGTGAATGGTTTGCCTTTATACAACCAGTCCATAATTAATCACTCGTATATTTGAACTCTTTCAATGAGACCATTTTGATATAGATGTTCTCTGTTCTTCAAATGTTCTTCTTCAATATCATCTTTGGACTGACCGAAATACTTCACTGCCAGTTTCTTCATTATCATGGCATCGTTGAGAGACATCTCACGGTCAAACTCAGGAACAAAGCAAATCAGTTCTCCGAGGATTCTT